AGAGTATATTCGATATATTGCAGATCGTAGACTTCTACAGCTCGGAATGAAGAAGATTTTTAAATCAGAAGAAAATCCTCTGCCTTGGTTAGACTATATGTTAAATGCAGTTGAACATACTAACTTCTTTGAAAACAGAGCTACTGAGTATGCACGTGCGAGCACTACTGGTAACTGGCAAGACATTTTTAAATAAGGAATATTACATGGAAAATGAAATAAAAGACGAACCAACAGTTGACTTAAAGTTAACAATTGCAGAAGTAAATGCAGCTCTTAGTGCACTTGGAGAGCTTCCTGCTAAAACCTCAATGTTTTTAATTCAAAAAATTAAAGACCAAGCGATTCCTCAAGTCGCAGCTCTCGGACTTTTAGTTGAAGAGCAAGATGATAAAGACGTTTAAAAACTTTTTATCAGAGTCCGTTGCAGAGACATTACATAACGGCATTATGACTACCCCAGAACAGTGGTGGTCATATGCCGTTATGTATACTGGGCTACAAAAAGTAAGATACTTTAAAAATACTTTTGCAGAAAGACAAGCCTTAGAAAGTATTCAGTCTAACATAAATAACAGTTTTACTACGGGAAATTTTACATATAAGTTTAAACGTAGTACATCTCATGTAAAAGGGTGTAACTGTTATGAGTGTAATTTTAAAGAAACTTTTCTAAACTCGGAAGACTTTAAAAACTTCATTTCAGTAGAAACAGGGTTAAAAAATCCAGAGATATACGAAAGTTTTTGCAGTGTATACGAGAAAGGGGATTATTTGAGTATGCACCCAGACGCAAAAAGAGGCGTAGCTTTTATTTTAAATTTAACAAAAGCCTGGAGACCTGAGTTTGGAGGGTTGCTTCATATAAAGCAAGATGATGATACATATAAAGTTATATTTCCAGAATATAATAGTTTAGTATTGCTTCAATTAGGAGAAGCAGGCACTCCGCACTTTGTTAGTGAAGTCAGTGCCTATGCTCCTATTCCGAGAATAGCTATTTCAGGCTGGTACAATGAAGGGGCATAAAGCCCCTTTTTATTAAGCTGGACCCGTTGGACCTGCAACTCCTTTATGCTAAAGTAATATTCGCTTGTGTTAAATTTGTAACTAAAGCATCTTTAAATGAAACATTGATAGCCTCTAAATAGCTTCCTGCCCCAATAAGTGTATTTATTTGTTCTATTACTTCTTTTTCCGTATTAAAACAAATTTGAATTTTTTGTAGTAGTAAGTTCGACCACTCGGTTATTTCCGCATTTGAGGTAGTTCGGTAGACTATACCCTCTGTTGTAGAGTATATTTTCCAAACTTGATTATCCGGTCTAATACCCGCCGTAATTGCAGTCTGTACAGATGCTATCTTTCTCTGAGACTCTAGAGAGCTATCTAACTCATATTCGTTGAGTGCTGCATCTGTCCACAGTATGTTTCTATTTTCATAAAGCCATCTTTCTGCCGGAATATTCTCTCTTCGTTCCTGGGCTTCTATTCTCATTTGGTCTGCTGTATAATCTGTAATTACCCAAGCACCATTTTCCCAAGTTAAAGTCTGATAGTCAGCAACAGAAGGTCTATCCGTAACTTCTGCCCACCCTGCATCTGCAAGTTCTTCCGCCGTAAAAGTTGTATTGTCTGTGCGAGTTCGCCCGTCTGATAGCACAATACGATGTGGTAAGGCTCGCGGATATGCTCCATTTAAACTGTAAAGTGCCATTTTATGTCTCCTTATATTTTAACGACCATCATTATGTTATGTAGGTTATTGAGTCTGCCAGCAGTCTAACGGTATATACTTCAGGCGAGTCAACAGACGCCGTTCGACCATCTTCGCTATTAGTTTCGTCTTGATAATTATGCCTTAACGGACACCCAGCAGAAAGCCATGCTTTAATTTGAGCGTCTGTCATAGCTCCGGTTATAGCGGTATTATCTATTGCTGTTCTTGTTTCTGTAAATGCGCCCGACTGTAAAAAGGTATGGTCGTCATCGCCTAAGTTAGCAACAGTTGCGCCTGTCAGGTCTTCGGCGTAGTAATTAACGATACTCCCAGCAATAACAAGAGGCGGGTCAAGAAGACTTCCTTCAAAGTCTCTTTTTACTTCAATTTTTGTTTCTATTCGCAGGTTGCTGTACCCAGTAATTACCTTACCTAGCCACGGCTCGCCTACATCAATGTAACTATAAAGAGTATAGTCAGTTGTCGAGGGCTGTATTTTTGTTGATGCGTTAGTCATGTCGGCCGACTGACTAGTGTCTTCTGTGCTGTAGGTGGAGTTCCCGTACCAGTTCCACAATTGGCTGACGCTTGTAACCGTGGCTTGTAGTTGCGGCCAAGAACCACTTCGCCTATAAGAAGTTGCTTCTCTCAAACCCCAAACACCCGAAGCAACATTGTCTGCCGGAATGTTTGATTTTCCTATAATGCCGCCATTGCCTCTCATAACCTATTCCTATTACCCGATATCAACATAAAATGCTGATAATGATTGACGACCAGCGTCAGTGCTCGTTATCGTTGCAGATGCCGGTGTGTCGCCAACTTCATAAAGAATGTAACCAAGCGTTCTTGTTCCAGTGCCACTCCCTGAAGAGTCGGTCGCCGTTGTCGCGCCTGAAAACGTCAAAACAGGAGATTGATTAGGTCTTCCTGATAAAAACGCGACTGCTATAGTGAGCGGAGTTGCTCCCGAAGTAGACAAAGAAACAGATGGCTCACCAGATCCTGCATCAAAGTCAAAATTTCTAGGTGTCAATGAACTTATTGTTTTATATGGTCTAAAGATAGAAATCATAGATGTAAATCCTTCTGAGACGCTTGGAGTAGCAGTCAAACTACCCGTTGATATATCTGTAGAATCTAATACCTTTGCAAATACATACATTCTTGGGTAATCCACACTATCTCCGTTGCCCACTAGAGTCCATCCAGAAGGTGTAGATAAAGTTGGTGTTTTTAAGTCAAGCGCAAACATTGCAATAGCAAGATCGCCCGATCTAGCTGAAGGGAGATAACTAACTGTATACGAAGAAACATCGGTAGCATTTGAATCGCCTGTTGATCCTATATATCTCAACTTACTCACTATTCCGTCATATACGCCATTTGAATTCCAGACTGCCATTATAAACCGAACCTTCCACGGAGTGCATTATAGTTTTGTAGAACTTCTGTAGGACTTAAAGAACGATCATAGTAACATACATGGTAAACGCTGCCCTCAAAATATCCATAATCGCCCCAACCTATTCCATCGCCCCTCATGTAAACAGTATTCTTAGCACTTGTCAGACCAGTCCTTGCAAACTCGCCGTTTAAATAAAGCGTGGGTTGACGGTTAGTATATACAACCGTAATTAAAGTCGGCACACTACTAGAGATAGTTGCAGAATGAACCAATAAAGGAGGCATATAAGAACCAGTATGTTCATAAACGCTAACGCCGTTTGTGCCACAAGAAATTCCAGCACCGGCATCATCGTAAGGACTAGTATTATCAGTTAGAACTGGTCGTATTAAATACTTTTGCCCGCTTGTGCCCGTCGTAGTTGAGTTTGATTCAGTATCAATTTCATGAGTCGCGGTGGGTCTTGCCCAGACAGAATAGGTGAAATTGTCTGTAACTGTCGTGTAAGCAGTAGCTACATTAAATTGATCAACCGCACCATCAAAAGTAAAATAATTAGTTGAAAAGAGTGGCGATCCTGATGAAGTCGCGTCATTTCCCTCGCTTGATAAATCAGTCCAAGTCGATCCAGTCCCAGGATAACTTTCGACATCTCCTGCATCCAAATACAACACAAGACCATCCATAACAATATTTGTTCCTGGATAAGTTACGCTTTTTCCGATGTATCCGCCTCTTTCAAAGAAACTCATAATTAGGCATCATCTATAATTTCGTAAGAACACAGAGCTTGGAGGTCACTTGCTACGCTCGCAGTCAGTCTTAACGCATCGCCTTCTTCCAGATAAATTGGGTTTTCTTTCGCGATCAAAATAAGTGTCGCATCCGCTGGTACTACGACTGTCTTTGCAATGTGGTATGCGACAGAACTGCGGAACAAGTCGGCAGTAATATCGGCATCGTTTACACCGTCAACATTTGAAATAATCAGAGAGTTGACTTTGTAGACTTTGTCGCTTGCTGACGAATTTGTTGTGATCGCGGTCGCACTAGTTCCGACTGATTGAACATCTGTCTTACCAGTAATTGATGTTACATTTACTATGTTTGGCGCTGCCATTTAAATTTCTCCTATTAACCAAAAACTATTGCCATCGCAATGGCTTTGCCTGTTGATACACTTGGGCCAGTAGGTCCAGTGGCTCCAGCGGGTCCAGTAGGACCAGTAGAACCAGTAGAACCAGTGGGTCCGGCGGGTCCGGTAGGCCCAGTGTCTCCCGCACTATCATTTACCCAACTCGTGCCGTTCCACACCCAAGTTTTACTGTTTGCGGTATAACTTTGTCCGTTTGTAGGGTTAGCTGGAAAGTCTAACGCTGCCATTTAATTCTCCTTATACTGAACTTGACTTGCCGTTTATTCCAAAGGCCGCGTCAAATTCCCAATATACTGCGTGACGACCGTTTTCAATTGCTGCTTCTGTATGGCCGCCTATAATAAGTTTATTTCCTACTGCAGAAACTGAAGTGGTAAAGTCATTTGAACCCGTACCAGTTTGATACTTACTCCAAGTTCCAGTAGTTCGATCTAAAATTGCTATAAAACTATCAAGAAGCCCTGAAGTCACACTATTATCTGCAAAGAAACCTGCACTATGTCCTACAATTGCAATTCGACCATCTGGAAGAATGGTACTATGATGCCCATTTTGAGTAACAATATCACTCGTACCAGAACCTGTCTGCCAAGCTTCTTCTGGGTTTGTATCATCTCCCCAAACGTCTGTAGAGTAATTAAATGTAATAACTCCTATATCTTCTGAACCTAGATTTGTGTTTGTTCCTATTGCTCCGCTTGTGGAAAATACTGCGGCAAGTTTGTTTCCTCCAATTTCATGTAAACCTACAATTCGGTCATTAAAACCACTTCCCGCTTGGTAATACTCTGTTGTGTGAGTACTCATATCGTGAATACCTAAAAATAAATCATATCCACCTAAATTCGTATGAGTAGGATCTCCAAGGGTGCCTGTAGAGCGACCTCCAATTGCAATAGTTGCATCTGCTAATTCTGTTACAGCGTATATCTCTTCGTCTGAAGTAGAGCCGTTTTGAAAATACATAAAGTTTCCTGTAGACTTATTAACATGAAAAATTATATAATCATAAACACCAGAAGCTCCTGTATTTACTCTATTAATATCTCCGGAAGTTACGCCTACAGGCACCATCATTCCGCCGCTGTGCTCGATAATATCGTATCCGAATACGTTGCCATCATCAGCACTTCCATCTCCTCCTGTAGCAACTTGATAAAAGTTAAACAAAGAAGGAGCATAACAGTAAGGCTTTCCTGCAGCTACATCAGCTCTATATGAAGCAGAGTTAAAATAAGTTTGAACATCGTCCAAATCTATATAGCCTGTCCAGAACTGAAAAGTACCATTTGGTCCATACGAACCATCATAGTTCTCTATTGTAACCGCTGAATTAGCTATAGTAGTGCCCAGACTAGATGGAGTATAGCTACCCACGGAATCCGCAGGAGCACTAATTGAAGAAAGACTAGTAGCATTCGCAGAGTCTGTAAGAGTGCTCTGCTCATACCACATTGCAGTAGTAGGATTGCCATCAATGTGATAGTTTCCTAAACCAAGTCCGTGCTTCCAACCTCGAAATAGCATTGCGTCTGTGGCAGAAGAGTGACTTGTTTTTGAACCCACTACTACAAAGTTGTCCAAAGTAGCATCATCCGTAATTGCAAATAGTTTTTCTACTCCGCCAAAGCTAAGAGTGTTTTGCCATTCTATTGCTCCAGTATTATCATACTGAACTATTAAACCTGCTGAACTTCCTCGACCATCGGCAGTGGTGTTTCCCGCAATATGAATACGCTTATTTGTTCCTGTTACAGAGTTCCAGTTTGGGTTTGTATAATCTTCTACTGCTAAAGCATTAAACTCACAAGAAGCTAAAGAACGTGCCCAAGTTTTTTGAACATTGTATACAAATCCTGCGCTTTCATCAACGTTAAGAAGCATTACATAAGAATTGCTATCAATTGTTCCAATTACGACATATTCTGCATCGTCGCCATTAACGTCTGCATCGGTTAGGTGTTTAATGTCTGTAGCTGCATTTGTAGTTCCTGTACCAAAGTTACCAAGCCACTGAACCATTCTACTTGAACCATCTACTTCTGCAACCCCAAAACGATCTGCTGAACTACCATTAGTTCCCGCAAAACAAAATCGACCATCAGTTGCTTCGTTATAACTAACGCTATTGATGTTTAGATTTGATACATTATTTACTTCGTATACTGTCCCGTCTTCATTCAATGCTATCATTGAACAGCTTGTGCCACTGTTCATTCCAAATACAACATAAGTAGTAGAGGATTTAACTACAGTAGTAATTCCTTTAATTACTTGAGCACCTGATTGACCATAACTATTCGCCCAAGTAATTGCACCGTCTGTGTCAAGTTTTAGTACAAAGCCATCCGCACTACCTGTACCTGAAGTAAGCTCCCAAGTAGTACCATCCCAAGTCCAAGTAGAACTACTTGCAGTATAAGTATCATTTAATGCAGGACTAGTAGGAAACCCACTGTCAGACTGATAAGAACCACAAACGTAAATATTGTCAGAAGCATCTACATGAATACCATAGCCTTCCACAGGTGCTGCAGTTCCTGCTTCAAATTTCTTCTGCCATACTTCTTCAAAGTCTTTGTCATATTTAACAATATAAGTGTAGCCATCATCGTGATTTCCTACAACATAATAGTTTTCGTCTGAATCTGTTGCAATTCCTCTATGGTCAAGTACATTTGAGCCATCACGAATATTTCTTAAAAATCCGTGTACTTTAATATCTTTCTTAGATACTAACGCAGATTTTGTGTACCCAGTAAACCAAACATTGCCATCACTACTTTCCACAACTCCTGTGGTAAAATCTGCCCCTAAACCTCCAGCAATTAAATGAATATCTTGTCCAGAGTCTGAAAAATCGAATAAACTTACGAGAATATTAGTACTAGCAGTTCCTGGAATATCGAGTCCAGAAGCTTGGCCTACACCACATTTTACGCCATTTGAAAGCTCAATTACATGCTCGTAGTATTCTTCTCCTCCTAAATCAACTTCTTTTACTCGGTAGTAGTCAGGACTTGCTTCTGCATACTCTAAAACTCGTTTATCAGAGGCAATACCTTCAGGCTCCGCAGTAGTATATTTTGTAAAAACTCCTGTGTCAATATCATAATCTACGTGCCCAGTTGCTTGTGCAGCTTTTACAGTAAATCCATGGTTTGTAGCATCATAGTCTAAGTGAGGGTATCCGGCAAAGGCTGCTGCAATTCCAAAAGAGTACATTCCTGGTCCGGTATAATTTGTACCAGTTCCTGCCTGAGTACCAGAAAGAAGCATATAGTATGAAGTATCTGCAGAATTATATCGAAATCCATGTACTCGTAAAGGATTATCGTTTGTAACCACATTTCCTTCGCTAGTCCAAGTAGACCCGTCATATGAGTGCATTGAAACTCCGCCATTTGTAGAATCACTATAAACTACATATAGTTTTGAGCCTACTGTCATACACTGAGCATCTGGCCTAGCACTAACATTTGATACTATAACTTCGCGAACTAAGTCTCCTGCTTGAATCGCGTTACCACTAGGAAAAGACCAAACTTCTAAATCAAAATTCGAACTATTTGTTTGATTTGTAAGAAGTACGGGAAAATAAACTGAGCTACCCAGTACATCTCCACAGCTTGCTTTTAAGGGCCAATATTCTTGATCTCCTCCTGTAGTATTTGGATAGCTAAAAGTTGGGTCAGCAAGATCAAAAGTGCCTATACTAGTTTCTGCGCTGAAAGACCCTGAAGCTGACGTATAAGTTCGACTAAAAATTTCCCATTCAGTGCTGTCTGCAGCTATATAAAAGTAGTGATACTTATTACTTGTTCCGCGAATTAGACCCCCACTCATATAGTTTTTTGCAGCGGTAGAAGGAAGAGTTACGTCATTGTGAGAATTGTGTGCTCCTCCAATTGAAGGAGTATGTACACGGGCTAATCTACTTTGATAAGGAGTACCTCCACTTGATACTTTTAAACTAATTTGATATCCGTACTCTTTATCTTCTGGTACTAAATAACCTCCACCGGAAGTAGTTTCTCGCCCTTGCTCATATTCAGTGTAAAAAGACGGTAAATGTTTGTGATACTGGTAATAAGACCACTCTCCCGAGCCTTCTTCAATGTAAAGACGATCCCAATAGAAAGCATCGTCACTAGCAGCATTTGCTCCCATATGGCCGAACATAATTGCGTCGTCTTCTACAGTATTTGTAATATCGTTTGTTCCGGCTCCAACGTGCTCAATTGCTGAAGAATAATAAGTTACATCGGAACCTGCCCAATTTTCTACCAATAAAGGAATAGTCCCATCCATTTCAAGACTTGAAGCAGAGTTTAATAAAGGTTCAGCATCTCCCCAATGATACAATACTACAGTGCCCCCTGTAGTGGTATTTCCGACATTTGCAGGGGTATAAGTAAACCAATAGCCTTCTCTATCCACCATATTATTAATAGGCAGAGGCATATATACAGTAGAGCCTGTAACAGCTAACTCTTTTGTAATGTTTTCAAATGTTGCCATTTATTAGGTTCCTGAAATGGGGATGCTTGGTCTAAAGTATAGATCAGTAGTATTTAAAGCAAATCCTATATAAAGAGAACGGACACTTGCAGTTGGAGTAGGCGGAGATGCAGTAGGGCTACCATCACTTCCTAAAAAATAAGAAGCCCCTGAAGAAAGCCCGCTAAGCCCTGTTATAACACCTTCTCCATAATATAGATCTCCCTGCTTGAATAGTACGGTATTCAACTGAGAAACAGAATTTGAAGAAGCCGCATTCGTGACAGTATTTGCTCCACTAATACGAACAACTTTTCCATTAGTACCGCCACTCAGTCCTTCTACTGTAATTGCAGTATTTGTAACGACATTTGTTGATTTTACAAAAGACATATTATACTCCTAATCGAACTATCTCTAGATAGGCCGTGTCTTGTATTTGGCCTACAGAGCCAGAATTTGATATAAGAACTTCTATGTAATCATTCGCAGTAAACGCATATATTTTGTCTAAATAAAGAGTATCAGAAGGTCCTATAGTTGTTGTTTCTAAAGTAGTGCTTCCGTTCTTTCTGACTGTTACTGTATAGGTATTTTCTCCACCCTGCGAGTTGGTTGCAGCAAGAACTTTTACTTGATAATAGCCAGTTACTTTTGTAGTTAAGCGAGTTGGGGTTCCTCCCACATAGTATGTACTACCTAATACATCTGCATTTTGGTCATAATCAGTATCATCCCACGGAATTGCAGTAGCAGTTGAAGTACAACTTTCAGCAGCAGTAAGTACAGCTTTTGCCCCACTAAATGCACTCCAAGTAGAGATTCCGGTTCCTAAGTTAAGACCTACTTGCGCGATCTCAAAGAAAGAATTATCGCTTTCTATTGTTCCTACTGAAGTACTCTCCGAAGCAAAAATTTCTACATAATCTCCAACTGCAAGTTGTATAATTTCATCATATACAATATACTGATTTGCGGCGGCTTGAGAAGATATGAGAGAAGAGCCGTTCTTATAAATTGCAAATGTATATGACTGGGAAGTACCAGAAGTCCCTGCTTGTAGTTGTGCATTGATTCGATAAAAACCATTCTCTGTAATTGAAAAGCGAGTTGGCTGCCCAGAAGCCCAGAAAGAGCCTGTATCAAAATCTTCCGTAGCAAAAGATACTCCTGAAAGAGTGCTTCCCAAACTAAAGTCAGAGGATAAACGAACTCGAGCACCAACAAAAGCACGTTTTGTAGTCCGAGTAATTACATTCCACTTTTCGCCATCAAACTGCCATACCGCAGAGTTATCGTCTGTGTATGTATCATTTGTTGACGGGGAGGATGGAAAATTAAGTGCCATATTCTTGTTTCCTCTATGAGATTACAAATCTCTTTCTTTTAAAGTCTGGCGATTCAATGTTAAATGGGGCAAAAGTATAGGATAAAGTAGCCTGATTCCCTGATAAAGAAGTCGCGCCATTCGCATAATATACTCTTGAAGAATTTCCGCCGTTCTCTCTATTAGTAATCTCCCACCAAACCTGAAGATAAAAGTGTTCTAGCTCTAAAAGTGTTCTATCTGTGTAAAAAGTAGTAGAGCAATTTTGAGCAGTTGAACCTATATTCGTCGCTTCACTACTTTGAACAGGTCCAGAAATTTGAGTTGTTAGTGCCGCATCCGAATACATAGGGATAGCTGTAGCAGAAAAAGTCCCACTTGAAGTTGCGGGACTTGGTACTTTGAATAAAAAGTACACGAACCTTCCTGCGGCGCTGCCGGTGCTATTCTGGGTTCTTATTTCTTGATTTATTGTCCATTGCCCTGAAGGAAGATTTAAAGCATTAAAGACTGGTGTAATAAATCCCTGTGTTACTGAAACAATACCATTAGTCACTGTATAGTCAAAATCACCATTTGTCGTAGTGGGTGTAGTACTTGTAAAAGAACCTGTGCCATTACGATCGCCATTGATTTGAGGACTGTATTGGCCCGCGTTTATTCTTCTCGTATTCCATCCTGTGGGATTTTCACTACTATTTCCAGGAAATCCAGTTTGTAGCGCACCGCTATCATAAGCATCATAGAAAAGATAACTTGCCATATTAACTAATCTCTATACTAACGTGAAATTCTTCTACTGTACCACTAATCGCGGTCGTTTCTACCCAAACCCACGAATTGTCAGCAAGAGAAGAGGAAGCGATTGTTGCGTTTGTACCGCTGGAGGCGCTTGTTACAGTTGCACCACTTACTACTGCGGTTCCCGTAGCACTTCGATCTGTTCCCGTTCGTATTGTATAAGTAACGGAAGGGGAATTTCCACGAACTACTGCACGAACTTGCCCTACTGTATATGCTGCATTTGTATAAAAGAAAGTTACGTCTTCCGCAGAAGTAGGATCATAAATTGTAAGCCCGCGAGGTGCTGCACCTCCAGCGGGTCCAGTAGGTCCGGCAGATCCAGCAGGTCCGGCAGGTCCAGCAGGTCCAGCAGGTCCAGTTCCTCCAGCGGGTCCAGTAGGTCCAGTTCCACCAGCAGGTCCAGTAGGTCCAGCAACAGTAGAAGCAGGTCCAGTCGGTCCGGCAGGTCCAGCAGGTCCAGCAGGTCCAGCGGGTCCACCAGGTCCTTGGGGTCCAGCAGGTCCAGCGGGCCCAGTAGGTCCAGTTCCCCCAGCGGGTCCAGTAGGCCCAGTTCCTCCAGCGGGTCCAGTCGGTCCGTTTGCTCCAGCGGGTCCAGTCGGTCCAGCAACAGTTGAATCAGCACCAGTGGGCCCAGCAGGGCCAGCAGGTCCAGTAGGTCCGGCAACAGTCGAAGCGGCTCCTGTAGGTCCAGTTGGTCCAGCATCTCCTTGTGTACCAGTAGCGCCTGCTAAGTTTACAGTCCAAGAAGTAAAAGTTCCTGAACCTGAAGTAGTATCTACACTTACAACTAATGCTCCAGTACCAGAGTTATAGCTAGTAATAGTACCTTCCATATAATTTGAGGCACTATTTGCGATTCTTACAGTCTGTGACGCACTATATGCAAGGTCTGTTCCAACGGTAAGAGATTTTGAGCCAGTACCAATAGCTAAAGAAGTACTAGAAGTTGTTTTATATGTATCGCCGTCTGCTCCGGCGGCTCCAGTTGGTCCGGCAGGTCCGGCAGGTCCAGTAGGCCCAGTAGAGCCTTGAGGACCAGTAGGCCCAGCAACAGTTGAATCCGCTCCAGTGGGTCCAGCAGGTCCAGCAGGTCCAGTAGGTCCGGCAACAGTCGAAGCGGCTCCTGTAGGTCCAGTAGCTCCTGTAGGTCCAGTAGCTCCGCCTGGTCCTTGAGGTCCGGCAGGTCCAGTTGGCCCAGTTCCTCCCGCAGGTCCAGTTGGCCCTGCTACTGTTGAATCAGCCCCCGTAGGTCCAGTTGGCCCAGTAGAGCCTTGAGGCCCCGTTGGCCCAGTAGAGCCTTGAGGGCCCGTCGGCCCAGTAGAGCCTTGAGGACCAGTTGATCCAGTAGGTCCAGTTGATCCAGTAGGGCCAGTAGCGCCTCCGGCTCCTGTTGGTCCCTGTGGTCCAGTTGGCCCTGTACTTCCTGTAGAACCAGTTGGCCCAGTAGCTCCCGGATCTCCTGTTGCTCCTGTTGGTCCAGCAGGTCCAGTTGGTCCCGCTACTGTTGAAGCAGCTCCAGTAGGTCCGGTTGGTCCGGTTAAGCCATCATCTCCTTGAGGCCCAGTAGGGCCAGCAGCTCCAGTTGGTCCAAGTGCTGCAGTATTCGCGTCTACCCACTGACTTGTATTGCCATCATTGTAGTAGATTTTTAATGCACCTTCTTCTTCGTGCCACCACAAGTCACCATCACTAGGACTAGCGGGCGCAGAGGTAGAGGTTGTTACGTTTGCTCCACCCCCGCCTCCAGACGGTCCTGCAGGACCAGTAGGACCAGTAGCTCCTTGAGGTCCAGTAGGTCCGGTAGATCCTTGTGGTCCAGTAGGGCCATTTTCTCCATCTGTTATTGTAGGATCAGAGAAAAGTATCCACTGAGAAGAAGTACCGTCGTTATAATAAATATAGCCTTTACCAGTATCGGTATCGAGCCATAAAGTGCCGTCCTCTACTCCCGAAGGCGCAGAAGTGCCCGATTCAACTATGATAGTTGCACTTATTTGCTTGATTGTACCATTATCATTTATATAAAGTTTTTGTGCGGAAGTATCAATAGCTACTTCCCCACTTACAAGGTTACTTGTAGTGGGGGTAGTAGTTCCGCGCTTTAACTTTATTGTTTGTGCCATTTTTAGTAAGTTCCGCCGTCAATTGTTGCTACTTCGAGATCAAACGAGATTGCTCCGGTCGATCCCGTGCCTGTGCCTGAAATACTACCATCAGTTGACGAGACCTGTACAGAGGTTATATCGCCAACATTAGTGGTGTAGCCATAAGATAAAATACGATCATCTATAGCCGCCGCCGTCATCAAGGTGGTGTCATTATCTGCAAATCCAGGAGAAGATAATTCCGTGCTAGTTTGAATTGCAGCACCATTTATCATTGCAAAATCAACTGCACCCGCTCCGATTGTGGTGGACAGTTGTACGTTACCAGTACCGTCGAAGGATACAGCAGAAGCAGTTACATCTCCGGTAAGAGAAAAATCTCTTCCAGTTGCAAGAGCCGTAGCAGTTGCAGCATTTCCGCTAGTATTTTGATTACCTGCAGTGTTAACACCAGGAAGGTTAATAGATGCACTGCCATCAAAAGATACGCCACCAATGTTAACAGCAGATGCAAGAGCACTTGCGGTAGTTGCATTTCCTTCAAGGTCTGCAACCAAAGTACCTGTGGTAATTGTAAGGTTACCTGTAGACGCGCCTGTTGCAGTAGTTGTACCTAAAGTAAATTTATCTGCAGATTCATCCCAACCAAAGAAAGCATTATCTCCAGTGCTCCCGCGTTCAATAATAATACCTGCATCATTTGCTGCTGTTGTAGTACCGTTTCCAAGCTCAAGAAGAGTGTCAGAAACTACAGTATTTGTTGTAGATACAGTAGTAGTTGTACCATTTACTGTAAGATCTCCAGTAACTACAAGACCTCCAGAAGTGGTTACAGTTACATCCGTAGCATCACCAATAGTTACACTTTCTGTAATTTGTGGTAGACGCGCAGTAAGATTAGCTACGTTTACATCATTATCTGTTACAGAAATTGTAGACCAAGTAAAGGTGCCGTCGCCATCAGAAACAAGTGCTTGTCCAGAAGTACCGTTTCCACTTACATTTAACTCTGCAGCACCTACTGAATTATCAGCAATCGTTGCTGCATTTACCTCATTCAGGGTAGCAAGAGTTCCTAAGCCAGAAACGCTTGCATTGGGAAGAGAGCCAGTTACATCGGTACTTAAATCAATAGCATTACGAGTAATAACTTGACCACTAATAGTAATATAATCAAGACTGCCTGCAAGAGTTACATTCGTAGAATTGTCAGTTCCTGCAGCGTCTACTCCTAACGCAGTTCTAGCAGCTGATGCAGTAGTAGCTCCGGTACCCCCGCTAGAGATTGGTAGAGTATCAGTTACATCATCTACAAGACTAACTGCTCCAAGAGTAATAGCTTGACCTGCAATGCTTAAATAATTGTGCGAAGTAGTTACAAGAGTTACGTTTGTAGAGTTGTCAGTACCTGCTGCGTCTACGCCTAATGCAGTACGTGCACCAGACGCAGTAGTAGCTCCTGTACCACCATTGGCAATAGGAAGAGTTCCAGAAACATCTGCAGCAAGGTCAATTGCATTCAACGTTATTTCTTGACCACTCAGAGTTAAATAGTCAGGAGTGCCTGCTAATGTAACATCAGTAGAGTTGTCAGTTCCTGCTGCATCGATATCAACACCGACTTCTAAGTCAAGAAGCTGCTGAATTTCGGTAGCAGTAATGCCTGTATTAAGAGAGGCAGTGCCTGCATTATTTATTATCGCAGCACTAATAGCAATAGGAGTGTTTGCCGCAGCAGGGTCTCCAACGTAAAAAGTGCCCGAACCTTTTGAAAATGCTAATTCTCCGGAAGCAAGTGTAGAGGGAGCTGCACTGCCAGTGGAGCGTTTAATTTTTATGGTTTGTGCCATAATATAGTTCCCGTGGCTTTAATAAAGCCCCCCGTCTAATGAATCGGAATCTGCTGTTCCGATTACAATAGGTACCCAGTTAAATACTCCTGAAGAAACCTCTCTATAGACGTATAAGTTTTCTGTATCTGTTTCGTACCAAATGTCTCCTTCATTTATATAAACTCCTGTAGGAGCAGAAGCTGAAGAGAATTGTTGATTTGCAAGTTCATTAATTGCATCTTCTAAATTAGTAGCAGTAATACTCCCTGTAGGAGTTATAGCAATATTTTGAGCAGTTACTGATTGAAGCGGAACGGAAGTAGCAACCTGAACAATAGTAGAGGCTGCTGAAACTGCAACTTCAGTAGTAGAAGAGGAAATTGTTATGTCTATCATCTAGTTACTTCTCTGTCTATCGTGACCTCCCCCTCTAAAAGACGTTTAACAATTGCATCCCCTGCAGTGTAAATTTCTAAGTCATAAAAATATCTACCTGCAGCCAGAGAAGACGATGCTGTATTTGAAAGGCTCATTTTTATTACTCCACCTTCTGCATTGGTTACAGTGCAAGTAAAGGAGGCTGCAGGCGAAGCATCAGATTTTTTTGCGCGCATTTGAGCACGAGCAGAATAGCCCGTAAGGTCTGTAGCTACTCCACCTTCCGTGAGCGTTAAATCTATATCAAAATCAGACCCTTGGTCTATCTCAATGTTGTATCTACCAGCAGCCATTTAAATTTCCTCCATTGTTCAAATTATAGCAGCGGGGAGGTGCTATGTCAAGTATTATTTTTCGGGGGTGTTGTTATGTAGTAGTATTACTCAAATTACCTAAATGTACTCTTAAAGTTGTGCCTTCGAAAATTTTAAGAGAATCTTCTAAAAGAAGCATTCTACTATCTGTTAGCCCTATAGTTCCTATATCTAATCTATCTGCAGTAACAGTACCGGCAACTAATAAATTTCCATCAATAACTTCATCTTGCTCAATCCAAGTTGATCCGTTATATATCCATACACTTTGACTAGTAGGAGTTGCTGCTGTTCCTTTAAAGAACCACGCTTGGTCTCCTGCTACTTCTGCTCCTGGACTCGACCCTACAAAAGTACCATTATCCCAAGCAAAAGCTGCGTCCGCAGATGTTAGAGGTAACCTTCCATCTGTTCCACTGGTATAGTTAACGTTATCTACATCAATATTCCAGCGACCTGCCCCTCTACCTCCAGCACCGCCAGAGGGTCCAGCAGGCCCAGTAGGTCCTACTACTGTTTCTCCTGCCTTTGCTAAACTAAAAGTTTGTATTGCTTGAGCTGTTAAATCGGCCTTGCCAGATCCTTGAGGAACCGTAATATTATAAGTAATTGCTTCTTGATCGTCAAGTGCATTTACTGAACTAAAAGTATGATCGGGCACACTCGCCACTACTGGGCCTGTTCCTGATGTAGTAGGGGTTCCAGGAGTAATATCGGTGCCGCCAGTATCAGTTATACTTGAAATTGTCCACTGGCCTAAACTCGGACTTGATGTAACATAATCTATGCCTACACCACCTACGAATACTTCAATATCAGTACCAGAATCCGTGTTACTAGATACGACTCCTGTATCATCAGCAGTAAGAGAGTGAGTAGGATTTGATAATACTATTGCTAAGCCGCCTTGACCTATTTGAACAGCAAGTAAACTAACACTATCACTGGCTTCTATTGCAGTAGGATCATTTACTCCTTGGCTCCAAGAAGTAGGCTCTTCAGCAACTTCCACGCTAAATACACGAGTACCTCCAGTGCCCGAACCCCACGTAGAAATATTAGTAGGAACAGTATAAGTCGCAGTAGAAGTATTAGTTGCGGAAGAAACCCAGCTGCCCTGGGTACCATCTATTGTAAATCTAAATAAAGGATTCGCAAAGCCTGGAGAAGCTGTAGCAGTAATTGTAATATCACCTGCGTTTCCGGTTGTACTATTAAAGGAAGGGTTTTCTCCATCAGCATCGTATACAATACTATAGTCTTCCAGTTCAAGGGTTACAATTTTTGCTCCAGAGCCCGCAGCTACATTATCTACTTTAACTATATCAAAAGTATCTGTTCTTTGTTTATCAGTATTCCCAGGGTCATTTGCCTCTCTTACTGTTACTGTTATTTCGTACGCCGCTCCTGCACCATATGATAGGTCATTAGAGCCTGTATTTGTATATATAGTTTTTTCGTATTTAAAAGGGTTAGGAGACGCTGTAGAAAAATCTGTATCTTCTGCTGTAAAGTTAGCATCCCCAGTTCCTCCGTATGTAATCTTAAACTCAGGATTTTCAAAACCTGTAGCAGTAGCATCAACAATAATATTATCGGGAAGAAGAATAGGATTATTGCTTAGGTCAAACTGAGCATAAGCAACATTTGAGTCAAGAAAGACTGAGCGAGCGGCTGTAAGATTTGGGTCTAAGGTTAAAAAGTTTTTAAATCTATAGTTACCGTTTGTAGTATTGTATAGTACTTGTCCGATTATAACATCTCTACGAAAATCTGGAGCATATTCTTGTACTCGTACAGTACCACTAAACTGAGTGTCCTGATCAAGTTTGCGATTTAAATAAAGAACAGTATCACTCTCTACATATGCAACTCTTGCAGCTTCATAAAAAGTATAGGGCGTAATACTAGCTCCAGAAACGTATGTGCC